TATTTATTTTACACCCTCTCAAGTGTCGTCGTCTTTTGTTGTTGATACTTTAATTAGTTGTATGTTAATTTGTTCATACACTCTCTCTTTTCTCTTTTCCCAACATTCTTCACACATTATGTTAATTCTAAATTGTGATTTGTTTTTATAGTTGTTTTCTTCTACATGTCCACAACTTGTAATCTTTTCTTTTTCTAAAGCTTTTTCTTCACTTTCTTTCATTTTAATATTTTGTTCCTTTTGATCTACTGTTTCCCACCATACAATACTTTCCTTTGGTTTTGTTATGTGGCTTATTTTGTCCATTATTTTCATGTATTTTGTACTTTTATCCAGTAGTAATTGATAGTCGAACCTATTCTTTTCAATTGTACTTTGGAGACTATATACTCTTTCTTTTGATCCTGTGCTTATTAGAGTTTCATTCATGTGTTTCTCCATATCATATAAGACTCTTAGTACTTCATCAGTCTCATCATCTATCAATTCTATATATCTCCATACTGTTCCATTCCAATCTATAGGTACCTGCATTGATATCATATTGGTTAGTAATATATCAGCTACAGTTTGAGCTTTAATCCCAGCCCAAGTGTATTGCCCTTCTTGCACAATCATGTAACTTCTTAATTTGATCATTGCATACAAGCTCAATGCCATTATTAATGGTTGACCTAAAGAAGTCATTAGAAATGACATATATTTACTTGTCAATTTCGCTAAGTTTTCTTTTGTGTAGTCATCAGTCATTTCTGCGTTTTTAGCCCATTTATTAATTAACCTTGGTAAATCCCTGACAACAGTTGCAAAAGTTAAACGTAATTTATTTTCGCTGTCTATATAAGTCCTTGGTTTCACACCATGTGATAAAAATTTGGCTCTTCCATCTTGCAATGATTTGTTTATCACAAGTTCTTCTTTTTTAACCTTCCAACCTAATGACCTACCTGTTTCCTCAATTAATTCTGACATTTGGACATGATCTCCTACACAATCCGTCATTACTATCACAGCATCATCTCCATGAGTTGAGGCATGCCATTCCCCTATTATACCACTTTTTGTTACAAATGCACCTTTATTTGAGTTAGTTTTTAATTCCTTTTCAAAATCTTTCTCAGTTAGTACTTTCCAACCTAGTTTTTTAAATAATTTGTTCAGAAACAAAACTACAAATGCTGCTGATTTTTCAGAATTGTCATCAGAGGTAGTGTTATCACCTGATGCTTGTTGACCTATAACTATGTATGTTATACCCCAAGTGGACCTCACGATTCTTATTATATGTCTTTTGTATCTAGGTATCATGTAAGCCAATTCTTCTATTTTTTGATTTATTCTTATACCATATTCCAACCTAGCATTACAATTCGCAGCTAATTGATGTGCTG